GCTTCTGCGTTTGCCTTACCCACACCTGATACTCCAAGAGTTAAGTCTGCAAAGTCTTTTAAAGTAACGGCTCTATTACCTGATCGAAGAGATGCTGGAGCAGAAACACGAATTTGATCATTAGACTCTGGATCAGACCCACCAAGTCCAACAGAGTTATTTGTTACAGTAACAACTCCTTGAATAGCAATTATTTGATTTTCAGAAAGTCCTGGAATGTAGTCAATGGTGTCAAGTATGTTTGCAGATACATTTCCAATAGATCCTCCACCTATCGTATACTTGGCTCGTATTTCAGAGTAGGCAGTTGGAATTGCTCCTGAAACACCGTCACCCAATGTAATAGACACAATGTTATTTTCATCAGAAACGGCACCATAAATAGAATCTGTTGGACCGTAATCAATGATATGTTGAACCTGGGTCCACTTAGAGTAAACATCTCCATCTTGAACATAAAGTTCAATTGTTCCATCAACTACTGGAACTTCTCCAAGTTCAAACGCCATGTTTGGTAATCCATTAGAAGTACCAATTAGTTCACCGTAAGTGTTTGCGCCATCAACAACAAGAATTACAGAACGCCCCTCTGATGCATTAACAGTTACTTCTCCTGGTGTTTCATCGACTTGTGCTGGAACAACCGCTTCTTCTGTAGTTGTAAAGTACACAGTTTCAACAGTATCAGCAATAATAACATCGCCCTTAATAACTGTTCCAACTGCTAATGTAACTGGTTGATCAGATGTATTTGTAAATGTAATGTCAACGGTTGCTTGACGATACCCTGCAGGTGTGTATCCATAACTAAGAGCAATATTAAGAATGCTATCTCTTTGAACTGCTGTTTTAATAAAGGACTCATTAGCAGTGCGGTCAATGTAGTAAGAGACCATGTCTCCTAAGTAAGCAAAAGCCTCTACTAGTGCAACTCCAAAATCGGCTGGGTCTGAGGCTGTCCACTCAGGGATGCGATCTTGTATACGAGCAATCAGTGCTTCACGTAATGAGTAATAGTCTCTTCCTGTGTAGTCAACTGATACAGGGATATTTGATACTGGTGTTATGCTCATAACAACTCCTGGTAGATTGGATTAGCACCATCAACAAGAACCAAGCCAACGAGGGTGCTTACTACTTCGTTGTTTGGAAGGCCATAGATTACTTCAACAGTTAATACATTGGTGTATTCATCCACTGTAACCACCACACTTTGAAGGTTTAATAGTGGTAGTTGTTCACCAAATGCTTTTTCAACCTCAACTCGAATCTGTGAATCCGCAGTTGTATCAGTTTCAAAAATTGCAAATGGAATCAGAGTTCCAAAAGTTGGGCGCATAATTCTTTCTCTTAAGGCAGTGCCTAAAACAGAACGAACTCGATCAGCCCAGATTTTTGATTGATCTTGGGTTGATGAAACTTTTCCGTAGGAGTCAATAGAGAAGGGAAGTGCAATTGTTTTTTCAGCCATTACGTAGCCTTCCATTGTCTCGGAGTAACTTTATATCCACCAGATGCTTGTGTGATCATGGCAGTTGCACCACTCAGTTTAGTTGAAGTTGGCTTCTTTTTGGTTGTGGTTGTTAACTCGTTTTTAACGTTTCGAGTCGGGACTCCTCCAGCAGTAGATGGTCGTGACACGCTTGATTTATTGTTTCCGACACCGTCAGAAAGGACTGTGAACTCTGCCTGGTACCGTCCATCAACATGAATAAAGTGTTCTACTTTTTTTACAATCCAAAACCCATCACTCACACTTCCAGTTCCACGTACCTCAATAGTTGCCCATGGAGAAATTCGTGGATCTCCTTGCCCAATACCATTTGCTGGAATTCCAAGACGACCTAATTGTGCACGGGCTTCTGAAAGAGATTTTGCCATAGCATTACTTGCTACTACCGTATAGGTTTCAATACTAGAAAAAAGAGGATCTTTTGTGATTTGTCTGATTTTCTTTCCTACTTTATTTGCCGAAGTTTTAGATGAATAAATTTTTCCAGTAACGGGATCAACACCGCCTACCGTATTGGTAGTTCTAGAATAATCAATTGCTTCGTTATAGTCGCCAATCTCAGGTTCAAAGTAATCAAGTGTAGGTGCTGAGTACTGGCTTGAAGGATTTTTCATTGGGTCTTTAAACATCATGATAGGAACTGTAGTCATGAACTGATCAATCATTTTATCAATTGGATGAAAATGAAGTTCGCTACCTATGACTTGAACTCCGTAACCAATAGAATAAGCAAGTTCATTTAACTTTTCCCAATACGAATGCCCTGACAAAGACTGCTGAGTAAAACGAATTGAACTAGGTGTGATTACTGGTTTAAGTTTAAACTTCTTTGCTATCTCTGCTGCAATTTCTGTTGCAGTTTTATTTGTCCAGATCTTAGATGCTCGTTCTTTTAGTGGATACGATGAACCAATACAACGAATAGTAACTCCACGCTCAAGTGCTTGAGTTGTAAGGTGAGATATACTAACTGCATACCCTAGAAATTTTCCTGAAACCTTGTCATTCTTCCAAGTAATTTGAACTGGGACACCGCTCTTAATTGCTTTTTCTAAAGAAGAACTAAAACGTGCATAATAAATTTCTACAATATCGTGCTTACCCATTTCTTGAATAAGTGTGATACTTCTTGGTGGAATATTTATGGTAGGCAAATCTGGGTAGAAAACCTTAAAAGAACTTCCACGTCGATTTTGCCGTTGGGGATCACGCATTTGGGATCCTCAATTGTGTTCCTGGTGCAATCTTTGCAGGGTCAATTATTTCAGGATTAATATCCATAATTCTCCACCACAATGATCCATCACCAAGAAAACGAGTTGCAATGTTGTCTAAACGATCTACCTCAACCCATTCGTAAATAAAATACGAGGTTGCGTACCCAGGCCAGATTCGTGTAACAGTAACGTCGTACTGTTCTTTGTGTGCATTCCATGCTTTAAAGATGGAACCATCAACATATCTGCTATCTAAAAATATCATGGTGTTGAATTTCCAGAGAAGGTATAAGAGGCTGGGTCCATAGTGTTGTTGTCGTAGAAACGTGTACAAGTTAAATTGAGCATTGATAGGGTTGGAACCATTCGTTCATTAAAAATTGTATGGTTAATATCAATGTTTGAAATACGTACAAGGTAACGTAATCCAGCACCAAGATGTAATTCAACAGGAATACCGTTAAGCCAACCTTGATCCGCTGTCTTTCCATTTAATGAAGATGTGTAGACGGAGTTAAACCCGTTAACTGTTTTAAAGAAATACTCCATGTCATACATGGTTCCTTTATTGTAGATTTCTTTGTACTCATCATTGGGGTTACCTGTGCGTGATCTAAATGTTGGATAAGGATTTGTTATATTAGGGATAAGACCATTTGAATCTAAGTAAGCCATATCTCCCATACGGTTTAACAGTACTGAAAATGAAATTGTAGTTTGTGTAAGTCCAGCACCAATGGGAGTTAATTTATCTAAACCACTTTGAATAACTTCCCAGTTAACACCCTCAACAAGACCCCATGCCATACCCACTTCTTTAGGGTTGTATAGGAATTTAAATCCATAAAGATTTTGATCAATACCTGTTGCGGTATTGCTTGATGATTTAGATAAGTTTGTGGCGTAGGAAGCATTCATTTGAATTGTTCCTTTAGCCGTTTCAAACCCAGGTCTCCAGGCAGCACTTGCATCTGTGTAGTTTCCAGATGTTGATATCGAACTAGAAGAGGTTTGTTGTTGCGGGCTTTCGTTATCCCCACCAATACCCGAAGTAAGATATGAAGTCTTAATCATAGGTGCATTGTAAGAATAGACATAAGGAGAATTACCCCCACCAGTTCCTCCATTAAGTGTGGCACCAGTAATTGGGTCGTAGTCAACGTCATGACTAGCGCCATGAATACCTTGACTCTTATATGTTTGTATTTTCTTTTTTGCTTTCTTAGCCTTAGCACTATCTGCTAATGCTTGGGCTCTCATGGAAGCGGCTTTTTTAGCAGCAGCCTCTTGAGCCTTTTGTCGTTGATTAGTAGCAGCAACAATTGCAGAACCGCTATTCATTCGACCGTAGACTCCTGGATACATTCCCGATGACATTATCTGCTACCTGCTTTCAATAGACCTAATTCTTTTTGAATTTCACGTTTAACACGTTTAGCAAATGCAATTGCTTCAGCATCTGATGCTTTATCAATAGTCAAGTTAATGTTGACATTTCCTCCACCAGAACCTGATGTACCTGCAATATTTTTTGTTCCCCAAGGAGATGCAACTACTTGATTAAGTACAGCCGATGAATCATCCCCCTTTTGAAGGGCAGCCAAAATACCTGAGTACCTACCGCTTTGAATAGTTTTAACAGTTGCATCCATTCCTTGATTCCAAGAGTTGTATGACTTAACGCCAGCCTCGTATCCTCCGTAACCAGGACCATCTTTCATTCTTTTAGCCCCTCTAACATCTTGCGTTGTATTAAGGGGATTGTAGTTAGCACTATTAACGCCAAGACCAGTCTTCTTTCCTCCACCTCCTCCTTCTGCTCTTTGCCAAGCAAGCATGGCAGCCATGTTTTGTTCTGTTACTGGAGCATTAATTTTACCTAAAAATTCAGTTGCCCATTGTCTTTCATTAGCATCGCCAGCCATAGGTTTGTGATTATTTGCTTTAGTTTTAGATGGGTTATCAATAAACCTAGTTCCATTCATAACACCATCCCAATAAGATTGTTTTGGATCTGGTATTTTTGATCCAGTAATTCCCTTGACTGAATCAAGAGGATTTCCAATACTTTGTGCTGTAGAAACAATTGCGGCAAGACCTAAAATTTTACCAAGTACTGGAACTTTTCCTACTTTTCCTAACGTGTTAGTAATTGTATTTGTTTTACTTCCAAGACTAGATACGGTCTTGACAACCGTTGAAGTTCTTTTGCCAAGGAATTTTTGAGAAGCCTTATAAAGAACTCCTATACCAACAGCGGCTCCCACTCCACCCATAAATGTACCTGCTGCTTTACCAGCGTTACTATTTGCAAATGTATCTAGTGCTGCTTTTGCTGCATATATGCTGTCTGGAAGTTGTGATATAGAATCATTAAATGCAATTATTAAATCTGCTGCCTTACCTACGCCTTGGATATATGGATCAGCAGCACGGTCAGACAAAGCACTCTGTGAGGTATAGACATCATACATTTTTTTAACTGGGTTATTAAGTCCTTGTTCATTCTTTAATTCAAATGGTTTACCTTGACTTAGGTTAATGAACCCTTGTGTTACTAATTCTTGTTGTGTTTGGCTAAACCCT